ACTCTCTGTCGTCTAGAGCGCTGCTCTTCTTTAGAGTTAGATACACCTTTATAGTTTACAAAGCAAGCAGATTTAGCTTCTGCTAAAAGCATTGGGAAAAGTTTGTCTTCTAAGTCTGGGGTAAAAGAATCAGACATTGTAAAAACAGGAAGGATTTCAGCATAAATCATAGTATGATCTGCTTGGACCCCATTGGCATAAACAATACCATCATGTTGATCTTCATTATAAGAATCAAATAAGATATACGTATTATCAAAAGTTGTCCAGTAATCAGGGTCTTTATTTGCTACAATAATATATTCAAGATCAGAGTTAATATCTTTAACACGACGAACCCCGTCTCCTCCGTTTTCCCCATATGGAATTGTTTCGCCTGAAGTATGATTTAAAACAATTTCTAAATACTCTTCTGGAGAAATATATGTGAGCTGCTTCCAAATGGGCTCATCTGGAGTTCCAATATTATAACGAACCCATTTAAGGTTGTCTATTTCTTCAGGAATTAAAAGAATATGAGGATATTGAACACCTAGGTCTGTGAAGTCTTCAAGGCTTGTTAGTTTAAGCCGAGACTTTATCTCAATGTTACCAAAAATTTCGTAGTACGTATTTCTAATTTCTTCTGCAACCTGCATAGATTCTACAGTGTCTGTAATAGAAGACACTTGCTCTGCGTCCATTGCAGACAGAATATTTTGTGTGAGTTGTAATAGAGTCAGCTTCATATGTAGAATCCTTTAAAAAAGCCGGGGATATATTTCAACCCCCGGCCTCTCTATTTAGTTATTAGACAGCGCCGCCGTAGGCGTAACGAATCAGCACGTAGCCTTTACCAGCAGTGAACGTACCAGAGGCAACAAGACCAATGTACGACTTCTGGGTAACACCAGTGTTGAGCAGAGCGCCCGAACCTGCAACCCGAGCGTTAGCAACGAGCGAGGCGGTAGCAGCGTTAGCAGCAGTCACAAGACCATCTGCGTCAATTGCTGTGCCGTTTTCTTGGAACGTACCAACCGTAATTGCAGTACCAGAAGCAGCAGCAGTGTCGAACATGAACACTTCAGCCGAAAGGATGTGTGCTTGGTCAGGGATGAACTCATCGCCTGCATTGAAGCCATCCAGTGTGCCGTCGTTGTTACGGTCCGTAGTAAAAGTAGTACCAGTCGTATGAACCGAGAGATCAAACGGGAATTTAACTTCCACAATGTGACCAAGCGTATTCACTTGCTTGGGTTGGTTCCGTTGACGACGACGGTCACGACCGTTTTCGACATAGAGACCATCAGCATTAAACCATGTAGCCATTAGATTATATCCTTCCTAATTAAGCAATAACAGTCGGGTCAGCAAGGACCGTGACGAGGTTTTCAGGACGATAAATCTTCGTACCATAGCGAGCGGTCATAACATACTCTTCACGCTGGAAGTCTTTGTTATAAGAACCGTCAACTTCCGGCATCTGACGCCATGCACCAACGAAGGGCAGGAGGTCCGGAGTCATCGAGAAGAACAGGTTACAAACTGCACCTGCACCCGAGGCAACCGAGCTAATCGTTTCAGAAGTACCCGTTTGGCCAGTGCCGCAGAGAGCAAGGCGGTTCGAGCAGTACACGTCAAAACCATAGATGTTGACGAGGAAGTTCATACCCGAAGCAATACCCGAATCAATGATACCTTCCCAACGTGGGTTGTTCGAGATGTTCGAGATGTTGGTCAGTGTGTTGAGAACGTACTCAACCGACGGATCAACGATTGCGATCAGGTTCGTGTCCGGAACGTTTGCTTTCTTAAGAGCAAAGCGAGCGCGGGCGAAGTCTTCCACACCGAGGGTACGCTTCGAGTTAACCGTTGCAGAACCCACCCAGCGGTGAGCAGCACCGTTAATTGCGTTCGTTGCACCAGCAACCTGATAACCAGCGGGGTTACCTGTCTTCGGTTGACCTTCTTTCAGAATATGAAGTTCGAGGTCTTCCATGATAGCGCGCGTCATTTTAGGAACGAACTGAGCTTCGATTTCAGAAGCAATGAACGAGTCCTGACGGGCTTTTTTAGTGATGTAAGTAGCAGCCGACACGTACTCGGTGATCGAGAACTGGAATTCACCCAGATCAAGAGCGTCGTACTGAATGGCTGTATTTTCTTCGTAATCACGAGCTTGCAGTTCACCAATCGACGGGATGGTAAAGGTGTTACCGTCGGGGAACTCGGACAGCCACCGAACGTAGCGCTGGCCCTCAAGAGCGTCCTGAAGGACATCCTTGATTTCACCAGACCAAACTTCCGAACGAATGGCAATGTCCATATTGGCAGTTGTCATACCTGACATATGTTATTATCCTTGTCTTTTTTGTTTTAGTTCAGCAGAGCGATCTTTCATCAGCTTATTCTGAACTTTGGGGCTAAAATATAAACTGGGATTTTCACGACGCAGTTCATCATAATCAGCTTTTGTCATTGGAGCATTCATATCAAATGTCTTATCTTTAGACACTCTTACGATATTAGTAGTCTTCTCAATTGGAGCGATTGTAGACGATCCTGCTTTATCAAGACCCAGCAGTTTAAGTAAAGCGGTAGGAGATTCCTTGCCAACGTCAGACAGTTTGTCTACTGTAACGCCGAGCTCTCCTGCCCGTGTCGTAAGAAACTCTTTAGCCTTCTCTGGAGTACCAGCATATCTAAGAATAGCATCTGATACAGTATTAAGATTGGCTTGAACTTTCTTTTGACGATCTTTTTGTTCAAGGAGTTTGTCAACATCCTCTAGCGTAAAATTAGCCTTTTGTTCCGAAGTCTGGGTCTGTACGGAAGTGTGCTCTGTCTGAGTACCTGTTCCGCCATTAGCATTTGGCGCTTGGAGCTTTTTAATAGCGTCTTCTACAGCAGTACGGGTTTTAAGGTCTTCGAGAACCTGAGCCTTTTCGGCTTTAAGTTGTTCGATAAAAGCATCAGCATGAACTTTAGCTTTTGCAAGCTCAGTAACATCTCTGTACTTTTTACCTTCTCCCACTAAATCTTCTAGCTTAACTTGGTCAGTATTTGTAGAAGTGTTAAATAAATCCATTGGTCATGGTCTTTCTTCAATTGTACATAGAGAAATGATTTTCTCTAGCATCTCTTTTTGCCCGTTAACGTGAGCCTGTTTAAAGGCCCACGATGGGTTGTCATAATCATAACTCACTTTATCGAGTGATTTATGTATATTATAACATATTTCAATTAGTTTGTCAAGTACTATTTTACTTGAAACTACATTATTTTTAAACCTGTCCGCTTCCTGCTGGGACTGGCCCCGGAGCCATTCCGTCTTGACCTGTAGGTGTGCCAATTGCTGCTGCCTCTTCTTCCATTAATACTTGTTGGACGTTATTAGCGAGTTGTGCGGTTTCTGCTTGTTCCACGACAGACACATCTTTAGCAACAAGATTGTATTCACCAATCTCAAGAAGCTCTTCAATGAGTTTTGCCATCTTATATCCAGAGAAGTGAACTTTAATCATCGGGTCTTGGCCCAGAGGTGTTGCACTAAACTGTGACAGTTCTTGCAGAATGTTTGCTTTACGAGCAAATCTACGGGCTCCCATAGAACGAATCTTACCACGAGAGACGATATCTTCACGACTAATCTTGATGAAGTCAATAAAGTTAAAGTCTGGGTCGATAAGACGAACTTGTTCAGCTTCCATCATGTTACGTCTAGAGACTTCTAACATAGAGTTGAGAATTTTCTCAAGGAAAGCTTTTTCAAAGTGAGCGGTTTTATTTAAGAAGATACGGTTAGATGCATTCTCTAACACTTGTACTTCGTACTTAGTCTTTTCTCCCGGAGAGCGGAAACCCATAGCTTCCCTAGGGGCACCTGCCATCTCTTCCATCAACTGCATGATTTGGAAAATCTCAGTGTTTGCAGAAAGAGCTGTAGCATCAGGAGACATGAAGGTAACATCACCATCGTCACCAACATAAATCTTTTCGTTAGGACCATACACAAACTCTTCTACAAATCCTTTAATTTTCATAACAGGATGTAGGATCATGTCCATAGCGTCTGCTTTAGCATTCTCAAGGTGGTCAATACGATATTGAAGACCAATAAGATTGTCAAGAGGACCCATAGCATAGAGGTTATCAGGCCTAATTCTCCACCCTGCGTGGTAGATTGGGGGTTCCCCAAACCAGCTAGGATGTTGTTGTTTACGGACAACATAAGCTCTGTCCATAACAGTAATATGATAATTTTTTAAGAGAGTGTTAGTTTCTTGGTCCCACACATCTCCGTAGAATTCTAAGAGTTCAACATAGTCGGAATCAAAATAGTCACGATAGGAACCAAAGCCGTCCACAATGTAGGACCTGTTTTTACGAGTGTCGCGTATACCGGCAGCACCAGCGCGGATATAAGCACGTTTTTGAAAAGCTTCATTTACAATTTCACCTAGATATCCCTTTTCAGGATTAGACTCGACTTCAGACATAAGGTCTGCGAGACTTGTAAGGGTCCGGATGATTTTTGGAGTTCTCCGGAAGTCTGAAGCTGTTGGGTTAAACACAATATCAAGAGGACTAATACGACGAGCTTTAGGGCCTACGTAACCTTTAATTACTGCTCCGTCTTTCTCAGAAATAATAGTTTCATTGACATACTCTACAAGACCAAATACGTTACCATAATCAATTAAATCGTACAACCACTTTTCAACTTCAAGGTCAAAGTCTGATTGTTCTAATTTATTTCTCATATATGCTCGAACACCTTTACGAATCTCAGGGTCTTCAGCCTTCTGATCTTCTCCTTCCCAAGTAATAGCATTAGTGTTAGGAAACACTGCTGCCATATAGTTGGCATGAAGGTTGTCACGAATTTGACAAAGTTTAGGAAGGTGAGTAGAGTTCTTCCACCCGAGGTCTCCCGAAGAAGTTGTTCTAGTGTCTGTAGCAAAGACGTAGTCTCTAGCTTCTTGACCCATTGACAACCATTTACGGCGAGCGTCTTCCCACTCTCTGTATAGGTCAGCAACTTGTGTTGCTAACAGATGGGGGTCCATTACATCCTGAAAGGATTGGGCTCTATTCATGTTCGTATAACTCCGCCGAACTTAGGATGATAAATCACGTTACTTCTTTTAGCAACATCTTCTCTTGATTTATTAGAAGTAGGTGCTGCGATATGTTCAATAGCGTTACTTAACGCATCTTTAATGTCATCATGGGGTGGAAAGAGAGCTACAAGCTCATCTTCTAAGATTTGACAGTTACCACCTCTATAGTGCCACACAGCCATGTTACTGTACACTGGTTCGAGAACTGCCATCATTCTTTCTTCTTTAGAACCACCATGTCTGTTTGGTTTAGTTTCAATAATAGACAACATAATACCATTTGGCTTAAGATATGATTCTCGGAGCTCTTTAACAATGGCTTGTTGTGCAGCAACCGTTTCAATTACAATCTTATTAAAGTTCCAACGAGTATGCATGTCAAGTAGACGAACATAGTAGTCTCTAATAGAGTCTGTTTTAAATCGATCAATATCTAAGACGTACATATTACGTTCTGCGTCAATACCTAGTACAATAACAACAGAAGAGTCTGCTTTCTTTGTAATTGAGTAAGACAGGTCCATAGCAGCAATAATGTTTAGACGTCGTCCAGAGATAGTCCAATATGAACCGTTCCAGATAAGCCGGGATTTATCATAGTATTGGAACTTATCTCGTGAAATGGCAGTCCCGGTGGCCCCGTTCGGGTCATTATAGTACTGTGCCCGGAATTGAGTTTGATCAAGGTACTGAGCTCTTTTCTTTGACAGAATAGATGCGTCGAACCCAAACCACTTACCATCACTTCTCTGTTGTCTTGGCCAGATAAATTCACCAGTTCCATCACCTGCATCTTCCACTTGTCTTTCAAAGAACTCATATACTGGTTTAGAACCAATAACTTCACCTTTGTTATTGTAGATGTCATACTCCATAGCAGCCATATGCCCGTAGAGGTCATCAGGGTGATACCTAGTACCAACGACCCACTCTCGGGCATCGGCGCCTGCAATAGACGCTAGAAGCGAATATTGAAGTTTGACTTTTTCTCGACCTTCTTTAGTGTAGGCATTCTCATACACAACAATGTCGTCTTGTACGATAACGTCAGCGTGAAGACCTGTAATAGCTGTGGTCAGACCAGCAGTAAATACAGTAGGGTCACGAACGCCTTCTTCTTTACGTTTAGGGTGGTCCACAGAGAACTCTGATGCTGTCCACTTTTCACGTTCACCAACCTTTTCATTTACCATCTCAGGCCAGTACTTTGAATACAGCTTAGATGTCATTAAGTCTTGAATAAATTTAATCTGTTTTTCAGCAAGGTTAGCTGTAGCAGAGATGTACAGAATTCTACAATCTGGGTGTTTAGTGATGTGCCACACGACTCGATAAGCTACCATTCGGGATTTACCGTGGTCGCGTGGCAGTAGCGTTACTTGGTGTGAACTTGCTTCAGAGCGTGTCCACCAAGAGCAAAGTTCAGAATGAACAGAACCAAGCACTTGCTTTGGGGATATAAGTCTAATAAAAGTCTCTAGATCAGCTTCAGCAGCATTTCTAATTTCCCACTGAGCAGGTGTTAGGTCTTTATCACTTCTTACGTTTGCCACGTTTATTGTCTCTCACATTTGCTCGTTCTGAGCGGATTCGGGTTGGTCCTTTTGCGTCACCATTAATATGGTCAACGTGTTTACCATCCCCTTTTTTAACTTTGCCTTCGCGCATTGCTTTACGACGGTCTTTATTTCTTTGTACCCGCTTACGAACTTCACTAGGTTTCTTTTGAAACTTTGCTTTAGCTCTTTTCTCAGCAGGTGACATCTTTTCACCCTTCATAGCCATCAAAGCTGTCCTTTAAGTATAATAGAATTCCACTTGACCTCGGTTACCATCTCCAGACATTACTCCAAAAGATGCGCCGTTACCACCATCACCAGCTTGTGTAGCTGCACCAAAACCACCAACACCATCAGAAATACCGGGGTCTCCGTCTGTTCCAGCAACACCTGTTGTGTTTGTTGTACCACCTGAAGCCGTACCACCAGCACCACCTGTACCACCAACACCAAGACCTCCACCGCCTCCGTTGGCTGTCATAGACACAGCTCCCCCAGACACAGTTCCAGTCACTGACGATGCGTTACCAGCAGCACCAACACCGTTTGTGGTTCGTCCAGCAACCAGAGCACCAACTGTGTACGTAAGGGTGTTACCCCCTACAACAGCAATAGTACGCTCACAGAAACCGCCTTCGCCACCACCACCTGCACCAAAATCAAGAACACGTTGTCCACCAGCACCACCGCCACCACCTACTCGAATACGAACCGAAGTTGCACCAGTAGGAACTGTTTCAGTGGCACCTGTGCCAGAAGTATAGATTCTGTTTACAGGGGTAAATCCACTTCTTAAGGTTTGCATAAAAGCATTTAACATACTCATGTAAACGCTCCAGTAAGAATAACAACAGTAGACGATCTCCAGTGCATACCACCCATTTGGTTAGCTGCAAGAGTTGCAGTAGCAGAGTCAGTACCATTTACAAACATAGTAAGACCTGCACCACGAGTAAACGTTCTAGCTGCTGTACCCGGATCAAACGTAGTTTTATCGTTTGCAGCAAATACTGCTGTGTTAAGGGTTACGTTACCAGTAAGGTTAACTTGTTTGTTAGCACATTCATTAGTTAATGTACCTGTTGTTTGAGAAGACACCGCAACAGCAGCTTGAATACCTGTTGTATCAATAGTTGCTCTTAATGTACCACCAGCACTAAAACCAATCTGATCTGCACCAATCCAGTACATACCTGTGTTAGTATCACCAACAAAAGTAAAGTTTGGAACGGTTACTGTTCCAATATTATTGGACAGAGCCGCAGAACCATTACCATTTCCTGCGTATAAGAAAGAAGTATTCCAACGCCAACGTTCTGTTCCTCCTAATGTTAAACCAATTTGGTCTGCAGAAGGAGAGAAGAAACCTGTGTTAGTATCTGATGCAAAAGATATTGTAGGGGTTGCAGCAGTACCTGTAGCTGCTTGAATTTGTCCGTTAAAAGACACTTCACCAGTAGATGCTACAACAACTCTCGAAGCACCTCCAGTAATTAATCGAAGTGCAGCAGCTTCAGATGTAGACAAATCAAAGTTGCCAGTGCCACGATGAATAATCTGTGTACTAGCATTAGCACCAGTGTTATTTCGGAGAATCCTAAAAGCATAGTCAGTATAAGTTGTGTCACCTACAAAGTCGATGTAAGCATAACCATCTCCGGTACGTCCACCGCCTAACTCAATAAAGGCAGAGGCAGTTGTAACGTTTGGAGCTACTGTTACGCCACCAGACGAAGAGATACTAAGTCTACGTGCACCAGCAGTTGCAAAATCAAGAGTATCTGCACCACTAGAATACATACCTGTGTTTGTATCACCAGTAAAAGACAAGCTTGGAGCCCCAACAGAGCCTAACGTCGTAAGAACTTGTCCACCAAAAACAGCAGAGTTGTTTCTTGTAAAATAAAGAGGGGTCCCTGAAAAAGAACCTGCGTCAGTATAAGAGTAGAAAACAAAGTTAGAACCGGCATTAGAACCAGTTTCAGCGTTTGAGTCTACACCAACAGCCCACCGATTAGACCCACTAGTTTGATAAAGAGTAAGTCTTTGAGTTCCAGCAGCAGTATTAAACCTATATGGGTTTGCAGAAGTGCGTGTCGTCACCCCTGAAACAGTGTGATCACCCGCAAAAATACCAGAAAGTGTTCCAGCATTGATTGTAGGAGACGTCAGCGTCTTATTAGTAAGAGTTTGTGTACCTGTAAGGGTAACATAAGAAGACCCTTCAACACCATCTAAAAGGTCTGCATCAAGTCCAGAACCTGTACCATCATTGCCTGCGTGCCAGACCTTATGTGAGACTGCACCAAAACTCCAACCACCAATCTTTAGTTGATTGTCTGTGTCCAGTCCAAAATACGCTGCGTACGCACCATTCCGATGGAATGACATAAAAGCTGCGCCGGTTGAGTTTTGAAAGACATCAAGTGAAGACAAACCCCCAGTAGCATTTGCTATAACATTAGTATCATTTTGTGCAAATCTATTGGCAGCAAAGTTCCAAGTCTGCGCGCCCGACCAAGTATTGGTGCCGTTCAGGAGGGGGATCGTTGCGCCAGAAGTGCCTGTATTTTGAGTAGCAGCAGTTCCAAGACCAAGAGTGGTTCTAGCTGTAGCAGCGTCAGCATCATCAATTAAAGTTAGACCATAAGCTGAAACAGCAGATGCGTTTAATTTTAATCCAAGAGAAGTAGACACTGTTGTAGCAAAGTTAGGATCGTCTCCCAGAGCAGCAGCAAGTTCATTTAAAGTGTCAAGTGCTGCTGGAGAAGAATCAATAAGGTTTGTTACAGCAGTCTGTACAAATGCTGTTGTTGCTACTTGTGTTGTGTTTGTACCAGCCGTAGCTGTAGGGGCTGTAGGTGTTCCAGTAAGAGCTGGGGAAGCTAAAGGAGCTTTTAAATCTAAAGCAGCTTGAAGACCAGTAACATCACTAATAATATGTGTATGGCTTGTAGCGGCTACTCCAAGAGTAGTTCTCATGGTTGCAGCATCAGCATCATCAAGCAATGTTCTTGCAAAAGATGTAAGGGGTGTTACTGCGTACACATCAGACGCAGTAGTATAAATCATTCTATCTGCAAGAGTTGTGAGGCCCGAGATAGACTGAAGACCAGCATCATATGCTTGTACGTTAGTACCAATAGCTAGACCGAGATTAGTCCTTGCTGTAGGGGCGTCAGAAGCTCCCGTTCCTCCATTAGCTACGCTAAGATCAGTACCGAGCCACTGACTGTTATTTACTGTGTCGAGGAACGCTAAGTCTTGTAATGTCAGGTCAAACGCTTCTAACGCATCTAGTCTTGTGTCATAAGCTACATCAACGGCTTCAAGCGCAACAATGTCACCCTCAGCAGTCGTAAGACGTGCATCAAGAGCAAGATCAGCAGCTTCAAGCGCTGTAAGATCAACAGACTGATTAATAGCCTGTCTAGACCTTACTGGACTTTTAACCTGATTTGGTAGTTGTTTACGACCTGACATTATTTAATCCTATAATATTATGGGGCGATACCATTACCTGCAAGGGTTTTAACCCAGATGTTTTGACCCGGTTCAATACGGAGAATCCGAACCGAGTTCGGTAAGACAACAAAGAAATCTGTGCTTGCCCAAGTGGTGTCCATTGGAGGTGTAACAGTCCCAATCTTTACAGCATGGGCTACTGTGTCAGTATTTGTGTAAACACAATACGTGTCAGAAGGAGCTCCTGAGATTCCACCGCCGGGTACGCTTAACCAATAAGTACCGGCTGTACCAAGGTAAGGTTTAACATAAAAATTGTCAGTACCGGCTTCGACTTCTAAAGAGTTCTTAGAGTCACTAATATATTTAACTTCAATTGCATAAGACATCTAAGTTAACCCTTTTTACTTGGTCTTGTTGGAGGTTTTTTAAGTTGCATTCTTTTAAGAGGACGTTTCATTGTCTTAACAGGACCTCCGGTGTGATTACCACCACCTCTATCATTTCTAGAGATTTGTGGGAAACCCTGTTGAGGATCACGTCCCTTAGACCAAGGAGTCTTTTTAACAGGTTGACGTGTTGCGATACCTAATAGATCAATAGGTTTCTTCTTCTTAGGTGTGGTGTGTTTGGGGCCTTTAGTGGCACCGGGTTTATTTTGTTTGTACATTATTTTACCAATCTTAAACCAATGCGTTCCATGTCTTCACGGTCCGCGTCCAATATCTTTACTGCTTCTTTTAATTTACCTTTAACCTCAGCCGCGCTGGGTCTACCACGACCATCAACTTTATCATATTCAGCAGTTGCTAAATACTTAGCTGCGGCTAAAGCTTGTTTGTCATCATCACTAAAAGCAATATCTCGAATCTTTCGAACTGCTTTAGACTTTAATCTGGCATAAAGTTCTAGTTTCCAAGTGTCAACAGCTTCTTTAAACCAGTCTGATTTACTGTACATAAACTCCCAGTGTTCATAACAACCAAAGAATTTAAGAGCAGTTTCATACCCTGTCGGGTCTTCTGAGACCAAGAAGTGATCTCTAACAGATGGCCTAGGGTCCTTAAGATCAGTTTTAATGTCTAACCAATAAGGTGCATTCTTTATAGACTCTTCATCCATAAAGAACTTTTTACAGACATCAACAAATAATGATCTAGTTTTATAACCATTAGATGTTCTAGTAATATCAAAGATAGACATAAAACACACTTTATTAAAGATAAGACATAAAAAGAAAAGAACTTACTCGGGGCGGGCCGGGTGGGTATAGCTCCCCCCATTTGCTCCTCTATCCCCCTTGCCTAAGGGTGGTTAAATAACTAAAGATATATAACAATAGTTATAAGATAGGACTTATATAAAATAAGAATTAAAAGATAGTTGATAATAATTAGCTGTTAAGATCAACTTTAGCTCTGTAGATATATTAATCTACTTACTCAAAGAAGTATATTATAGCATACTTTTTAATGTTTGTCAAGTCCTTTTTTTAATAAAAGTGCATTTTTTTCATAATTTTTGTGAGAAATTTTCAAGGTGTGTTATTGCATAACTGAAGGATGTGCGCCCCCCTGCCCCGGCCGTCCGTGTACTGATTGTCCGTGGTCTGATATTCCGTGTACTGCACAACTCACAGTGCTCCCACAGTACCAAGATCATCCGTGTACAGATATTCCGTGTACTGACATAGTGACGGATAGTCCGTGTACGGAAGTTCTGCATACTGATCATATACTCTGAGTCATCCGCCTACTGATGATATGCTCCGAGTACAGATTAAATACTGAATGATCCGTATACTGTTCAATATTGAGTGTCACACTATATCATCAGTGTACGTACTAAATACCACATTCATTCCATTATATATTGTCCGTGTACGTACCATTGCCAAGTATCGTCCGTGTGCTGACATCCGTCATCAGTGTACAGACTATGTTAATCAGTGTACGTACTATATCTATGTGTATT